CCATTAACACTTCCAGCGATTCCGGCTGAATCAACTGCTCCTGTAGCCTGTTGAACCATCTGCTGTAACGCTGATGCTTGGGCAAAGGTAATTTGGTTGACTTGACCAAAGTTGAACGGTTGTAGTACTTCACGTGGATCTCCGTTAGTCAGAATCATCTTACCCGGACGTACTTCAGGTTTAGCGCCTCGGGGTAAACGTGTGGCGTCAATAGCCATCATAGGATGAATCGTCAGACCCAGTGCGTCGATACGTGCGCGTAGCTCGGTATCTAGCGCCTTCTGGCTGTTGTAGCCTTTCTCGCAGACTCCACGGCCCCAAAAGCGTCCCGGAACAACGTCCCAAGGAAACGCAACTACAGGACGGTCACCCATCATGTACGGGTTAGCTTCAGCCTTCAAGAGAGTACCGCCGTTGGCAATAACCACGATAGCCTCAACGTACATAGACTCGTCTTCTACTTCTACGTCTTCTGCCTCAAGCAACTCACGAGGCACAAGCCCATAGTACTTCGTCAGGCGTACCTTGTCGTCGCTGTAGATCGTGAGGTCTTGATCTGGCTCTAGGTCTGTGTCAGGAGCCGCTGATTCAATGTACGCTTCGTTGTACACTCCTTGCTCCTGCAGCATTTCTACAGAGTGCTTAGACACAAACTCGTCAATAGCAACGCCCATAGCGTCTTCTACAGACGTAGCTACAGGGTCGATCAGAAAGTTCTGCGGTAGTACAGGCTTAAGTTTAACAACAATCCTGTCGGTAATGTTGACTCCTACAGCTGTGAGATCACCACCCATAATGGGTTGAGTCGCTGGAGCCATTTCTTTAATCTCTTCAAGGACAACCTCCCCAACACCTGTGCCAAACACGGCAGCGTTAATTAGACACTCTGCAACTGCCTTACGGACTTTACAGTTTTCAAAGTCTTCTGTTAGCTTGTTACGCAGGTACTGAATGTCCTGACGCTCTGGATCGTTCTTGTCATCGGCAATGTCAAACCATTTGCCACGACCAAAGGTAGCTTCTTCTAGTTCTGCTACGTTAGACTCTACAGCCTGCTGAAGCGCAGGAGAGATAATACGAGAACGCTCTGATGCTCTTTCTGAGTCAGCAGGATCCCATTGACCTCGCCATAACCGATAGTACTCTTCAAACTTAGCTTCGTAGTTTGATTCATAGTGATCTCTCCAGTTCTCACACTTGGTGATTACCCACTCTTCCAGAGATTCCTCAATCATCAGAGGGTCTGGACTATAAATATCTTCTGCCATAGTATTATCCTTAGATTATTGCTACGCTGTAACCTAGTGTAAAAAACACTACAGCAGAAATAGCGTAGATGCCATAGGTATTAAATTTTCTGAAAACCATTAGTAACCTGCCACAACATCAAGTATTTCGTGATCGTCAATTTCGTAATCATAGTGGTACGCTACTTGTGCTAACTGATCTATGTATGCTAGTGCGTCAACTAAGTCATCGTGGGTCAAGGGGTCAGGGAACTGAAACAACTGGTCTAAGAATCTGTTGTTCCACTCACCCTTGCTAATAGATACGTAACCGTTCTCAAAGCGCCCTTGTAGCGCCCACATAACCCTGTCGGTCTTCTTCTTGTTACCGTGGGTCAACTCTTCGACTCTAAAGAAAGTCCCGTAGCGCTTCTGTAAGTCCATCAGGGGACTCATTACCGCCTGCTTTGCTATCCCTCTTTCAATACCAACACTGACGGGTCTGTAGTCTCTAACGGCCTGAAATATCTTGGTGGCAGTCTCGTCAAGGCTCCACCGCCCATGTATAATGTTATCAACGTACCAACCATCAGGGCTAACTTTAACAACAGCGATTGCAGTCTCATCAAGTTTTGTATTCTTCGTCCGTTTCTTGTTTACTTCTTCAAAGCCAGCCAAGTCAACAGCTATATAGTAATCTCCAACTTCAGGCTCTTCTCCGTACTGCACCCAGTCTTCTTTAAACATTTCGGAGCCTCTTGCTTCAAATGAGGCCATAAACTCTTGTCTAAAGGCGTAGCTCGACATTGACTTCTTTGCTGTGTCAATTTCGTGAGGGTCGAGGAGTGGGTTGTCATAACTGGTAAAGTGCCACCCCTTGTAAGTCTCATCGTCCCCTAGCTCCGCAAGTTTGTACAGTTCGTAGAAGTGATTACGTCCCATAGGCGTACCTATGAACATCGCTGAACCCTTTTGGTCAGCTAGTGCTGGACGGAGGATTTGCTCCCATACGTCAGGCTTCATGTCTGCGTACTCGTCCATCACGAGAAACTTCAAGGACACACCACGCATTGTCTCTGGCCTATCGGCTCCCTTGAGACTAATCGTGGCCCCGTTGACCAGCTTGATCTGCAGATTGTTAATATGTGAACCTGCAATCACAGGGTGTCCTAGCTCCAACAGAGTCTGCCACATAATATCTCTGGCCTGACCCTGTGTGGGCGCAACGTAAAAAACGTGGCCTTTGTCGGCCTGCAGCGCATTGATGATTAACATCCACGCTGCGAGTCTGGACTTCCCTGTCCGTCTTCCTGCAGCTACTACCTTGAACCGTGTAGGATCAGAGTAAACATCCTGCTGCCACGGTAGTAACTGAACATTAAGATCCGTCACTACTCGAACACTGCTTGTTGTACTGTATGTCTGCAAACGTAGCACTGCCTGTCGGCTCGTAGTAGTCACAGATGTTGTACTCACCGTCGTCGTTAGAGTCACAAATTTGATCCCAGTACACGTAACCAAACGTAAAACCTACTGAAGTGTCAAAGTCTGCACAGGCTTGAGAAAACCCGTTTTCGTCAACGTCTGTAAAGCTGCCCGTGGATCCCACAGGAGTCGCTGGGGCTACGTAGTCTCGCTTTGCCCACGGTGCTTGGACTCTAAAGTAAACGTCACCTTTGGCGTAGCTCTGGAGCGTAAATAGTCTCGTGTTCTTAGGCGCTACGTAAACTTCTTCGTTTTCACCTACGGTGTACGTAGATCCATCATCGTAGCTAATCAGGGTTTCTGCTTTGACTCCGATAGAAGCTAGAGCCATGATAAAGACTACCGCCAGTCCTACAAACATCTCATTAAAGTTTTTCACTAGAAAGTTCTCCTATACTAGTTAGGGCTTCGTTAAACTCGTTTGAACCACCAAAGTGGTAGAATATCTGAGGAATACTCCTTTTGCCTGTCAAGGATTCTACCATGTCCCACCCCGGTTGACCCGGAGGAATGTGTACGTATTTGTAGTCTAGTCCGTACTCTTTTGCTGTTTTCTTTGCTCTTTTACAAGCAGGGCACCAGTCTGCCCCTACGATAGTAATCACGTTAGCTTCCGTTAAAGTTTACAAAGATTGCTGGTTGCTCTAGTAAGTCAAAGGTTACAACAAACTCCATGTCTCCTGCCGATGTAGTGTACGCCTTGATAGCGTCACCGGCTTGAAGAACAAACACTGCGTTACCGTCAATTAACAAAAAGTCTTTAGCTGATACGTTACCACCGCCTAAAATATCTACAGTGGTTCCGTCAGCTTTGTCTACGTAGATTCCAGCACCGTTAGTAGAGCCACCTAAGTTACTAACAAAGAGCATGTTCCAGTGCGCTACGTAACCACTAGGAACAGTAAACATAGTAGATACATCTGTGGTTGTGACGTTAGTATTTCTTGTGTACAACATAGTTAGTAAGTCCAGATTACAGGGACTGTGCCCCGTGTATCTACGTGAATAAAGTCACCAGCGACCCCTAGACCAGTAAAGCCGTGTGCTAAGGCTTCTCTTATTATCGTATACCGTTGAGCAGAGTTAGTTATTTTTATGTCTGCTGCTATGCCTTGCGCGTGTGTTCCCGGTATCTCTTTTACAGCCTCTATCGGGTGGTCAGGGCTTCTGTAGCCGCTGGTGATAACAAAAGGAAACCCGCAGGCTTCCCTGAGTGCGTCGAGTTTGCTCAAGAAGTCCTGCTCCATACGGTTCTCACCTGTATGTTTACAGTCAAACTCAGAAGTACTAAAGTATTTCACTTCTTTTTCTTAGGTTTTGCTTCTTGTACTGTCTTCTCTGCCCTAGCTACGTCGTTGAGGTACGCACGTTCACAGTGGTCGTCATCAAATACGTAGTCAATGGAGGCATTTAGCCATCCCCAAGCCTTGTGAGTGTCCTTGAGCCTGTGTGATCGCCCTGAGACGGACTCATTAGCGTTGTCACCCCAGAGGATAGCTACGTTAATCA